CGCATCCGTATAGCTCTTATAGGTGCCTTGTGCGGTATTAACCTGACTTGCCGTAGAGTTGTAGGTGTTGACTGCGTTTTGTGCAGCCGTGGCCGCATTTTGAAGTGCTTGTGCGCCGTTGTTGATTTGATCTGCCAGAGAATTTGCAGTGTCGATAAGTTGCTGTTGTGTTTGTGCCCCAGGAGGAACTGGCAATGCTGGAGTGTCGCCAGTAAAATTTCCATTGGATTGATAAGTACCAATAGAATTTCCGTTAGCGTCATAGAATTGTGTTGTACTAATTCCGAGCCAAGGAAGATTTGTTGTTTGAGAAGTAATTCCATTTTGGCTTTCGTAATTACTAATATATTGTGAATAATTATTGTAATTATTTGAAGCGTCCTGATACTGTGTGTATAGGTTGTTGTACTGGTCGTACAGATTCTGGAAGTTGGAGTCTGCAGCCTGCGCGTCTGAATACTGTTGAACTTCCTGCTGTTGCAGCGGGTTCAACGTGTTGTTGAAATAGTCGTTGGCTTGGGAAATTGTGTTGTTGCCCTGAGTCTGCAGGCTGGATAGCGTATTGTTGTTGTTTGTAAGGCTTTGAACGGTAGCGGATATGGTGCCGGAGATGGCGGCCATTGTTACCGAATTACCAATAGCCGTTGCCACATCTTGCCCATTTAGCAATGCTTTGGTGGCAGCACTGGTAGCGGAGGTAATGACGTTTGATGTAATGCTCTTTGCCGGTATCCCGTTTGCTGTTAGCTGTTGCTGAACCAGGGTGCCAACAGAAGAAGAAACAGCCGCATCCAAAACTTGAGTAAGGCTCTTTCCTTGCAGTGCAGCCACTGCCGCAGAGCCAGAGGCGCTGGTAACAACTTGCGTGATGAGCTGGTCTGCAGGGGTTGGAGGCCCAACAAGAGTAGGATCAGTGGTTAGACTGCCGACTGCTTGACCGATCTGTGAGCCTGCATAGGCCGTAGCTGCGCTGATGGCAATTTGCTGGATACTTCCGCCGTTTGCCGCAGATACCGCTGCATTGGCAAGAATGGGGGGTACGTCAAGCGCTATAAGGGCAGCTGTTTCCAAAACTGGCAACGGGTGTTCGATAACATTTTCGACTGTATTAACCACACCAGTGACGACATTTGTCATCGCGCTGCCGATGCTGTTAATTGCGTTAATGATCTTTTGGGGATTACACATTGACCGTGCCCCGATAAAGCTGACGGCCCTTTTCGTCCTTACCAATTGGCTCTATGGTGGTTGGATAGCCAAGCCGTTTGATCAGGTTCAAGATGTTCATGTCCTGAGTATCACCCCATACTTTTTTGAATCCAGCATTCTTTAGCGCTTGACAAAAGTCCTTGAAGTTTCGGAATAAGTTTCTGTAAGAGTCGGCATTAAATACAAACATTTGCGCCTCATGCGGTGCTCCCAACTGAATCCAGAACAAAGTGTTGCCCGCACGAAAAATTCTGTGAGTATTCTGGTCACTGGTATGTTTCAGGACTAAATACGCCCTACGCCAGTCAATGCCAGAGTCTTTTAACTCATTGCACTTCCTCACGATGTCTTGTGTAGACATACGCTGGGTCATTTCATCACCAGCTCTTCTTTGAGCATTTCATCATTGGCCTCTGCCACGTCCGTAGCATGGATGCAGTACCAATGTGAATACTCAATAGCCGTGACTTTGTGCGCTGTGCCCGCCTTAATCTCGATGCATGTAGGGCCGAAGTAGACCTTCTGTTCGCCGTCGGCTTCCACGATGACCGATCCAATAGCCAAGATGCTCATGTGATCGTAGTTGTGCTTGTGCTGCTGAACCCAGTTGCCAGGATTCAGAATCATGCGACGTGCGTATACGCCGCCAGCAAAGTTGTGTTCTATCTGAAGGTCAATCATGATGTCTTGATCTTTAGAACGTTGCCAGCGGATGTATCTACATATACATCCCCAACTCGCAAAGAGCTCAGCGAGGTTTGGGTAGGCAGCGTTTTGATGTCGATGTTGAGCCCGGACAAGGAGAGGTTTTGCACAGCGTTGACCTGATTGAAGAATAGACGCAGCGCGTTGCTAAGTCTGTCCATGTACGACTGGTCGTAGGTCTTTGTTGCCACAGGCAGGCTTGGCGGATTAACGTTTTGCAGCATACCCATATCAAGACTTTCTACCGTCGCGTTGCAGATCCAGTCGGGGAATGCCCAACTGCCAAGCCGTACCCAGCTGATTGCCTTCAACCTTCATCACCAACTGACGCCCGCGCACACGGGTATTTACCTGGCTGGTAAACTGTTCAATCGGAATCACCGCCGAGCGCGTCACAGAACCCTTATTCACATTACCCACTGACGCCGGATTGGTATACCCAGAGCCAGAGCTATTCATGGGCAGCAGTGTCATGGTCACAGATGGATTGCTGGCCGTAGAGCCGGTAAAGGTAATATCCGGCAACAGACGCCACACGAAGGAGTAGTTTTGGCCGTCGTCGATATCAAACTCACCTGACGTTATGTACGAATCAATAGGCACCGTTGTCGCGCCAGAGGCATCATCAGTACCGTACTCTTGGTTCACCAAGTTGTTTGTATTGACATTCGTTGTGTATGCAGCAATCGGATAAGGCAAGATGTTGTTATTTAGCCATGCCGTGCGAGGCATCTGGCCGTAATACCAAATGTTATCCAAGTAGTTGTATACAACATACCGGTCATTCAAATTTGAATTGGCCGAACAGTAGAACCACCACACCTCATTAAACGCCTCATTTGTCCCAGCATAGACTTGGGCGAATTGAGCTATGTTGATATCGTCAAAGATGTACTTACGCAGGTCGCAATTCAATGTTCTGACCGTACCGTCATACATGTAAAACTTACCATTACCCATCCAATAAGCAGCGCCGCTGGCATACGCCACAGCATTCGGGCTTGCGATAGACAGGTTAGAACCCATCAGGGTAAACCCCCATACTGCAGGAGTGCCGACGTATTGCATGGAATACAGAGCAGTATCTGTAAACACTAAGATTTCCTGGCGGGCTTGGGTCATCGTGACGATGGTTGTGCCGCGAGACAGAACATAGCTACCCGCCTGATTCGTTGTGGCGGGAGTCCATGTAGTCACACTTTCTTGGTCTGACCAGCGGACAAGCATGGGGTTGTATGTTGTGCTGGCTGTATCGTTGGTACCGCCGACAATCAAGAAACGGCTGGCATCTGACACCAATAACCAATTGGCCGTCAAAGGATAGTCTGTTGCGCCGAGGCCGGGTGTTCCAAGGCCCACGGCAGGCGTATTGAGATAGCTGCCGCCAGAGGTAGACCAATAATAAATAGCGCCGTATACCGGTGCAAACACAAGGTCAGAGCCAAAGTTGGACTGCGACCACAAGCGCATTTGGGATAGCGTAGATCCGCTATTGCCCCATGTGCCGCTGCCCCAGCCACCAGCTCCCCAGCCGGTAGTGGCAATGTCATAGGGCAGGCCGGTGTTAATTTGATATGTGGCAGTTACCGTGCCGCCGCCAGTGGCAGAAGACGATGCTGCCGTCGCGGCTGTGATTGTGTACGTTGTAGCACCAGGAACGGCCGTGATCTGGTACTGCCCATTCAAGGTCAGACCGCCAACAGCCGATGCGCCGCTGAAGGTTACAAAGTCATTATTGACATAGCCGCCACCAGAATCCGTAACCGTCACGACCTTTGAGCCGGACACTGTGGTGAAAGGATTTGTCAGTGTTGCCGTTCCGCGAGTAGGGGTGATATCGTAGTAGTAACCGCCCAGCTCGCAGTAAAACTTTAGATTAGTGCCGACGCCAGTCAGGACTTGGCCGTTCAGGGTAGTCCACGCCCAGAGGGATCGGCATACGCCAAGGTAGTTAAAGCCAGACAGCCGAGCCCAGCCGCCGATAGATTCAGGCGTTCCTTGACGGAAGCGGACATTCTGGCTTTCATACCAGCCGCCGGTAAATCCAGTAGTGGCCTGGGGCGAGATAACCTCTACAGCGTAGCGTGTATTTTCTCGGTTAACACCAGGACGGAATAGGATTTTTTTGAGCGGCATAGTTACGCTAGTACATCAAGCGCCTGTTGCATTAGTGCAATTCGGTTCTCCATGCCTAGTGTACCCCCATTGATACGCTTTGTCATCTCCTCGACTTCGTTAGCGTCCGCAA